GGCTGACCCGCAGTTCCACAGCGTATTCCGTGAACTTCCTAAGCATCAAAGGCAAAGAAAATTGGGAATTTATACTGTTTCAGATGCGTCTCAAACTCACTTTTTGAGGTAAGTGGGAAAGAGTAAATGCCGCGAATTTGACGTAAACTTGCAGAAAAAGTTCTTTTGATCTTCTGTAGCATGAGCAATCATGATGTCATGTGTGTAAGTTTCCGGCAACTCAGTGAACGAATTGAAAAATTTTTCGAGAATTAATTGTTCCTCAACACTGATACCGAAATTCTCTTGCATTAAAAGACGCGTCTGGAGAGAGACGGGGATCTTCGGTGGGAGTCCCTTTTGCATTTCAATAATCAACTGCTGCTGCCAATATCTGTTTAAATGAGAATGATTCGCCTTCTGACGAGGGTTCATCAAACTAAGCATCTTATAGGAAAATTCTTGGAGAATGGGTACTCCACGGTATTGATGAGCCATGCTGAGTAATTTGCTTTGCAATAACTTCAGCCTGGCTTTCCTGTTGCAGTTGGTATAATAATAGTTAGACCACCCAACATTCAGAAGGGCTTTCATTGGGTCGGTGATACTCACAAAATTTTCCTCATCGAATATCAATCCACAGAATGATCCGAGACTGACACAATTAATGATATCTATTTTACAAGTAAATCCCAATTCAGCATAATCTTCCCGAGTAGGTGGAGTGCCAATGAAGCATCCTAGGCCATCGTCCCCTTCAAATACACCATCAACACAAGTATTACCCAGTCGATCATGAATAAAGAAGAAAATTACCATATTGGAAAAACCGTTTCCGAGAGAGGTGTTCATCTCCCCCGACATACGGCAAGCTTCAAGCCACAACTTAAATTCCCTAAAATGGATCTCGTTTTTCCCGGACAGAACCTCCATGATCTCTTCCATCAGGAGTTTCAGTTCCGGCACAGTACCACACATATATGAATAAAGTTCGAATTCAATATGTTGCATAATTTCCTTCGTAAAATGTTTTTCGAAGGCAGTGTAGTCTGTGACCATATATGTTCTACCAGGTCCATCCAATTTGTTTAGGACAAACTTGGCACGATCTGAGACAGGGATGTGCTTTACAAATGTTTCTGTATGTACACCATCAGGTTCTTCAGCAAAAGTGCCGTTGACGCTGGTGGAAAATTTGTATAACTTCGTCTCTATAGCTTTAAACAAAGGCCCAGAAAGTACTTTAAAATAATCGGAGCGGGCATAAATACCACGGGGTTCTTTGAATTTATTGTATCTCTCAATCTTTTGAAATGCCTGAATCAATTTTATTTTCCGATTCTTAAAAGGTAAGAGAATAGTTTGTAGTTCGTCGTAAACAATCCTTAATTCCACAACCTTCCAGGCAGGGTAATTAGAGGATTGTACCCACGCGTCGAACGACGGTACATCTTCAATACATAGAGGAGTGAGGTGGCGGCGCAGCAACCGGCGAGTAAAGCGACGCAAATTTGAAAGCGTTGCCCTATTCGGCGTCGGTACTGATCCACCAACTCTTTGTTTAACACCTCTGATTTTTGATTGCACGGATGAGGGATTGGCATGTGGGTTTGAAGCCCCCACGAATGTGCAAGAAAGACCTTGAGCGATAATAGGACGTTTTGTGTCCTCAGAGAGATCGACAGGACCAAGCTTGAAGCTTTTCTTGATGCCATGCTCCGGACCATTTTTCCCAGTTGAGGAGGTTCGCGCAGCGAAATCTG